CTGGCCGGGGGAGTTAACGCTGAGTTCATCAGGGTCAACCAACGGACCCAGGCTGGCGTCATCCGCCAGGCTGAGTATTCTTTTCAGCTCTTTGATCCCCCCACGGACCAAGGCTGTCTGCTCGACCCCCAAGCTTGGGCTGTCGTTTAGCTGACGGAGCTCCTCGAGTCGTTCCTCAAGGGTCTGCGTCAACCGCTTCCACGCTTCGCTGCGGAAGTCTTCTGGTTTCATGCTCATAAAAGAAAAGCCACCCCATTGCTGGAGCGGCTTAAAAATGAAAAAGTCTGAATTGCCGGGGCGGCCTGCGAAGACACTGCCCCGGCACGAATACTATCAGCATTGAAATAGTTTTGCAAGCAGTTCATTAGATGCCCGCCCCGGTCTTGACCCGCAGGGCGGCTTCGGCGTTAAAGCGCTCGCGGTTGTCTTGGATCTTGAGCATCTCCAAACGCTCCTTGCGCTCGAGCTCCTCGCGGGTCATCTCGCCGTCCTGGGCCATCTTGGCGATCGTGATCTCGCGCTGCAGCTCGTTGTTCATCTGGTTCTGCGCAGAGTTGGAACGCTCGCGCTCAACGTTGTAGGCCAGGTTCTGGTGACGGAACTCGAGCTCTTGCTGGTTGCGCATCATCTCGAACTCGCGCTGGGCAGCGCGGTCTTCCATCTCCATCTGCTTGGATTGCATCTGCATCTCGGCAGCCATGATGCGTGGATCGGGCGGTGGACCCTGCTCGGCCATTGCGGCCTGCTCTTGCTCGACCTCGTCCTCGGTTTTCATAATCTCTTCAGGGTTGACCTTGAAGGCCTTGAGGATCGCCTTGAGCTCCTCGCGCTCTTTGAGGTGCGGGGTGTAACGCGGGTTGTTGGTGATGTTGGCCAAGTTGAGCAAGGCCTGGTTTTGGATGTCGCGCTCGATCAATGCAGTAGAGCCGCGGGCGTCGATCTCGTAGTCGCCTTTGATGTCTGGGTCTGGATCGTTGGCCATCTTCCAGTCGTAGTAGCGGCCGATGTGCGGCTTGGTGATGTAGTCGTCGTACAACTTGACGCGCTGGCGCAGCACCGCATTGGCATTGTTATACAGCATGACCATGCCACCGACGGTCTCGGGCGCACTGCCCTGCTCACCGCCCATGATCTGCGGCATGCTCGACTCCATGTCGGCAAACTGCATGGCGGCCTGTGCGATCGACAGCAGCTCGTTTAAGTGCGAGTTGAACTCGAACACGCTGAAGGCTTGGCGCACGTCTTCGAGGTCGTCCTTGGCCAACCAGATCTTGTTGGGGGTGATCTCCCAGTTGTTGTTCTGCGGAACGACCACGCCCTTTTTCATGACGATCTGGCCACCCAGTGAGGTGCGGCCGTTGTCCATCACCTGACGCCACGCAGCATTGACCACGCGCTGCTGGTTCTCCAGCTCGTCAGGCAGGCCGTGGCCGTATGGGCTGTCATCGGCCTTGCGCCAGCACCATGCGTCGATGGGCAGCGTCTTGTCGGCCACCCACGACTCCATGGCGCCCACGATCTTGTCGTTGATGATTACCAGCACGCCAAAGCCGACATCGGTAAGCGGGTCACCGGTGCGCTCGCTCAAGAGCTGCATCTCTTCGGGCTCGATCTCGCCGTGGTAAGTCCACATCTCGTAGCTGTCGTCTTGCACGGTGTCGCGCATCACGCGGCCTTCTGAGACACGCACGCGCCTAGGTTCCATGCGCAAGACCTCGCGGATGCACTCTTCGTCGTAGCCGGGCAGGCCCACCAACTGGCGCAGCTCTTTGCGGGTCACGTTGCGGCGAATGAAGAAGCCGCGGCCACGCTGGTGGTCGTTGCCGCACGAAGGATCAAAGTAAACGTCCCATGGGTCTAAGCTCTCCGAGGCCGGCACGATAGTCTCGTTGATCTGCATGACCTGCGAACCATCGGGGCTGGGCATCCAGATCTTGCTGGTCTGGCGGGCCGGAAACGGGCCGTAGATAATGCCGGTGCCCAAGCGCACAGCGTTGTCCACCACCTGGCGGCTTTCGCCGTTGTAGTTGCATTCGGTCAGGCTGTCGGCGATGGATCGCTCCATGCCCTCAGCGGCCTTCTTGGCGGCCTCGAGCACGTAATCGGCCTCGTCTCTGGCCGTCAGGCCAGTAGGCTCGCCGGTCATGGGGTCAACGGTCTGGCGCTCGTCGGTGGACATGTCGGCGATCTCGGGGATCGGCGTGGGCTTGATGCCCCAGTTGCGGTCGTCGACGGGCAGCAAAATCTCGCACATGCGGGCGATCGCCTGGTCCACCTTCGGGCGCACGATGTTGATCACCACGCGTGAGCGGTTGCCGTCTTGCACTTTGCGCTGGGGCGGGCCGTTGCGCAGCGTGTCCTCGAACATGCCAGCGCGCTTGTCCTCTTCGCCGAAGTACAGCTCAGAAGCTTTGCGCCAGCGGGTCTCAACGCCACACTGGTTGCGGTGCTGCACCCACTTGTCGCGCATCTTGGTAAAGTAGCCGTGCAGCTTCTCGACCTCTTGCTTTTGCATTTGCTCGTACTGCTCGGGCGTGTAGATGTCGTCACCGACCATCACGGCCATGTCTTGGGGGATTTGGTTTGGGTCCATGTTCATTCCTAGTATCCTGTCACGCTATCGAGAGCCTGCCACGCAACCTGCGCCTGCTCTGGTACTTCCCACTCGTCTTCATCGTCTGGCCATGGCAGCGACAGGCTGGGCTCTTCCAAGCGCGCCAAGCAGTCCATACCGTCGTCAAATCGGCCTACGGGGAACGTGGCGTACTCGACATCAATGAATTCTTGAATCAATTCATGGTCCGCTCCCTGCACGTCGGTGTAGTTTAGCGCTTGCGGGAACCACATGCGCCCGCCCTCGAACCATGGCAACAAGCGGCGGATGCGTGCGTTCTTCTCAACTGCACCGGCCACCTCGATGATCTTAAACCGGTATTGACGGTGCTCCATCTCGTTCTTGATGTGCGCAATGTCGCCCATCATGCCGTAGCGCTCGTAGCGCACCTGCATGGGCTTGTGCTTCTTGTGCAGGGCAAAGAGCTTGTCTGCACGCTGTGTGAGGCTCAAACGATCAATGATGCCGTCGACCAGGTAGGCGTTGCCGTCGGAGCCCAGGCCCACCACCCACATGACAGTGCGGTCGCTGCGCTTCTTCTTGCCGGCCTTGTTGCTGGGGTCTCCAGCAGGGTCGATCAAGATGACCTTGTTCATTTTCTTGGGCGCGTTGTTGAATCGGCTGATCCATGCACGCTTGAACTCGGCACCCTCTGCGGGCCTTGGCTCTTGCTGGTACAGCGAGATCCACGAACGTGGATCGGCTTGTGCCTGCTGGACCATGGCGTCGGTGAACCACTCTTGCCACAGACGGTCGCCCGGCTCGCGGCCCAGCGGGTCGTTCTCGACGGCGATCATCGGCAGCTTGATCACCTTCCAGCGCTGCGGCTCGCGCTCGAGCAGTCGGCCAGCCAAGTCGTCTTCGTGCCAGCGCGTCATGATCACCACGATGCGGCCACCGGGCTTGAGACGCGTCAGCAGGTCGTTAGTCCACCAGTCCCATGTCTTCTCACGCACGCGCTCGCTGTCGGCGTCCTCACGGCTTCGCACCGGGTCGTCGACCACAATCAGGTCGCCACGACGGCCAGTGACTGAGCCACCCACACCGACTGCGGTGTACTCACCGTTATGGTTGGTGCCCCAGCGGCCAGCAGCCGTGCTGTCAGGGGCCAGCGACACGTTGGGGAACAGAGCCTTGAACTCGACGTCGTCAACGCCATTACGCACACGGCGGCCAAAGCGCTCGGCCAGCTCAGCGGTGTGTGACGCAGCAATGATCGAGAGCTGTGGGTTGCGCCCGGCAAAGTACTCGGGAAAGTACACCGAGCCGTAGGTCGACTTGGCAGAGCCTGGGGGCATCATCACCAGCAAGCGGTCGCACTCGCCGGTCTCTACTTCGTTGAGCGCCTCGGTCAGCAGCTCGTGGTGCAACGCCAGCGTCATGTCTTCGGGCAGCCGGTAGCGGCAGTAGTCCGTGAACGAACCACGGGCCGCACGTCTGGCCAAGAGCTCGGTGGCAGCGTCGGCCGGCGTAATCACTTGGCCTGCTCCTGTGCGGCCGCTTTGGCGGCGATTTCGAGCAGTTGCTCGTCGGTCATGGCCAAGAGCTTGACCGGGCCACCGTTGGCGCCTGTCAGCTCGACCTTACTCTTATCGCCATAGGCCGCAGCGTTGAGCTTGGCGGCCACCTTGAGGTTGACGTCGATCGCCACCTTCAGGCCAGAGCTGTCGCCAATGGCAGCCGCAGTGCGGCCATAGTCCAGCGCAGCGTCGACCAGGTTGTGCGCACGCTCGATGCCGATCATGGTGTAGCGCTCGCTGGTCTCTTCGCTGTCCATCACAATCTGGCGCAGCTTCCAGCCTGCGATTTTGAAGTCCAGGCTGTCAGCAATGGCTTGAAAAGACTCGCCCCAGACGTAGCGGTCGAACACCTCGTCAGCCACGGCCATGACGTTGGCCTTTAACTCGGCCGCGGCATCGCGCTCTGGCTGGCGGTGCAAGGCCAGCGAGTCTTTGGGGTCACGAATCTTCTTCACCATTTCACCTTATTGGCCCAGTAGGCCGCAATTAATTTACCCTTGGCAATGTTCTGAGCCATGCTTGTTCCTCAGTTCATTTAATATTTTTCTGTCCTGTTGTATCAACACACTAACAGGAGTTGCGTCTTCCCCATACCCCAGATAACTGAACAACCACTCACATTCCCCGTGGTCCAACTCCTCAGCCATTCTCTCCAGCTCCTTGTCCTCAACATCCGTCAAGTACATCCGAGCCATGTAGTCCCCAAGAGGCAATACCTCCCCAGACCACTCAACAACATCAATCAAGCCATGGTGCCACGCAGAGTAACTCCACGGACACACAGGCTTGATCCGAGCAAAATACTCGCCCCAATCACTTCTTAGGGGGTTTCCTACCACGTCCACGTCCAGGCATGATGTACTCCTTAGTTACCACTTCACTTTATCCGACCAGTAAGCAGCACTCATACGACCCTTGTTTATGTTGCTTGCGTGCCGGGCCTTAAAAGACTCTCTGCGAGCCTTATCCCCTTTGCTCTCACTTTCCCTCTTCGGAGAGCCAGATACACCTTGTTGACCAAAGCGGATAAGCTTGACCTCGTCGCCAGACTTGGCCAGCACTGCATGGCTTTTGGTTTTGTGGCTGGGCGTCCGCTTGGGCTTGTTGTAGCCCGAGAACTCCATGCCGCGGCGAATGATGCCCATGGCTTACTTCTTTGCGGTCTTGGCCGCAGCCTTGAAGGCAGCGTTAGTCGGGGCACCCTTGGCACCAGGCTTGCGCATGCGCTCTTTGGAGCCCGCTGCAATGCGCTCACGCTTGGCGTTGATGTTTGCATACAGCCCCGGCTTGGCAGCACGTCCGATAATCCCGTCCATAGTCGCTCCTAAAGGGTGAACCCCACACATCAACTCTCCATGGGAGACGATCACTTCAAGCCTCTGCGGGGGTCCAAAAACAAAAACCGGCACGAGGCCGGTCGAATTTGGAGACACTGCTCCGGCGCAGATATTAGCATTGTGTATCGTCCTCGTCAATGTCGTCATCTAGGACCATATCCAGCTCAAGCTTTTCGAGTCCCAGGCGGGTGTGCTTGGCCAAGTATCGCAGCGAGGCCTGCACGGCCTCCTTGTACGTCTTCATGCCCCACTGCTTTTGCAGGTACAGCATGGCCGCGGCGGCGTCTGGATCGACGTAGAAGTTCACCACTCGACCGCCAAGCTTGGCCTTGTACTTGCGCAGTCGCTGCGCACCTGTCATGGCCTCGGGCTTGATCGAGCGAAAGCCGCGGCGGTGGTTAAGGCTCCTGTAGTTGATTTTGTCTAGGTCAATCATAGCTTCGCTGGCGGTGTCATCCGCCCCATGGTGATGTTCTTCTGCGCCCTCACGCGGGAATTGTCCCACGTCCAGCACTCACCGTCATCGTCGCCAAAGCATACCCACAGCAGGTTTTGCTCAGGCCCGTAGTCGATCACGAGGTGCGCAAGCGCAGAGCCTTTGGGTGTATCGAGTGGAATCGGTGGATTAAGTTGCAGGATCATGCGGCACCATCGCTTGCGTTAGGGTTTGAATCTCGCTGTCCCTAGCAATCAGCTTGCGGTACAGCTCCTTGTCCGTGCTCCACTCTTCACCGGTCCACCACTCAAAGCCCGGCAGTCGTGACTTGTAGTAGCACGCCTGCTCGTAGCCTGGCCCAATGTAGACGTGCGTGCAATACGACTGCTTAGCCAAATAGAACTCGACGTCTTGAGACAGGTAGCCTAGCCGCAGCTTCGGCTCGGCATAGTCCCAGCAGAATTGCATGCTCTCAAGCGCGGGGCTGTGCAGGCGCAGCAGCGTAAAACCAATGAGCACGCTGTCCTTGTAGAACATGATCGCCGACTTGTGGTCGCGGTCTACCTTGTCATACGTCTCTTGGATCGGTAGATGATCCGAGAAACCCTTGTGCGCTTTGTATATTTCGTACACGCGCACCAGCTCGTCTATGTCGGGGTCGCACTCATGCGTGAACTTCAGGCCCTCCGGCATCTTTGGGCTACCTAGATTGGCTGGCACACGCAGTCGTACATGTCGGGCTTGGTACATGCGGCGTGGCAAGTACCACTCGTCAACTGCCCATCCTTGCGCCATCATGTTGCTGATCTGACTGTCTTCGACTTCATACATCAAAGCGGGTGCGTGGATGAAATCACCCTCGGTGATCTTGCCGAGACCTTCGATATGATCAAATACTAATCGCATCAAATTCTCCTTAGCTCCAAAATCTCACCGCGAACTGTCTCGCACATGAGGGTGTTACCTTGCCAAAAAGCGCCAGTCTGCGGCCCATATATTTCTTGACAGAGCTTGTCGGCGTGGTTTGCTTTCACCACTCGCTCACTGAGCACGGCCTCTAGTGCGGCGTACATCACCACGGCCAGCATTAAGATAAAGGCATACATGAACGCCAGTTGTCCGTCACTCATCATAAAGTTCTCCTTCGTCAGTTCTTATCCACCTGTCCCAATGCAGGTACAGCCGTATGTCGTTGCCGAACAAGCCCATGCGCTTGCGGGCCACGCACAAATGATTCTCAACGTTGCGCGAGTTGATGTTTTCGAACGCGGCGACACGCTTAGTGCATCCGTGTTTGCAGTACAGCCGCAGCACGTAGCACTGGCGGGCAGTCAAGCCCCATGGGTTATCGGCCGCACGCTGGCGGTCGATCTGCGTTGGCGTCACCAAAGCATCCAAAGGTTAGCCAGGATGATGAACATAAAGCCGACGGCTACACCCGCAAGCAGTGCGGCGCCGATCATCAGCAGGATGCCGATGGTCTCTTTGTGTTCGAGAATCCACTTGGTCATGCAACCCCCATCACAGTCACCACCAGCCACACGACCAAGCCGATGGCCGCAGCAAGCCCAAAGATGATCAGCCAGGCCTCGAAGTCGCCGACCTTCTGATCGTCTTCGATCATGTCGATCGGCATGTCTGGTGGTGGTGGACCGCCAGCTTTGACGCGTCGTGTGGGTTTGTTCATGATGCGTCCCTCGCTTCGAGCATGGCATCGGCCATGTCATAAGCCCACCCCGCCACGTTTTCAGGGGTGTTGATTAGCTCTAATACGCTTGGATCATTCCAGTAAGCGTTCATCGCTTGGGCCGCAAAGTAGTCGCGCAGGGTCATGCCCTGAACATTCAGGTTGCTGGTGACTTGCGCAAGGCCGCCTGCTTGCGGAAACGCTGGCCCGCCTGTGTTTGTGTTGCTCATTTCACCTCTCCCGCAAAACGAGCTGCGCTCGATGTACAGCCGTGCATTGGTGCGCGGTGCGGCACTTGCTCGCCATGCACAACGCTTGGCGCGTTCAAGAAGTCTTGGCACCCTGGGCGCATCGTGGCACTGGCCCAGTTGACGCCATCGAACTTGCCAGCAGGAACAGGGCGCTCGCGCAGTGGTGTGGCGTTGCTGCCGTAGATGTAAGTGATAAACCGGCCTGCACGCTGCTCATGCACGCGATGCTGGGCTTTGAGTCGGCACATCACGCGGCGCGCTGCTTGCGGTGTGATGCCAAGCGCGGCGGCAAGGGTTGTCGCGTCCGTAGATCCGCGCTGTTTGAGTATCGCAATGGCCGCCTCGTCGACCTCGGCCAGCCTATCTTCCAAAGCTTTCATAATCGTCTCCTGAAAACAAAATGCAAAATCGCTCCATGATTATAAGCATTGTGATGTTTTAATCAAGCGTTTCATCGACAATCTTTTGCAACATCAACATGGCCTCGACCACGAGCTGTCTATCGTTGTCAGTCTTCGGTAAGTCTTTGCGACTCCAGGGTCGGATCTCTCGGGACAGTGCGCGCCAGTGATCGGGCTTGTGCTCGCGCAGCCACTCGACCGCCTCGGCCATGACCTTGACCTCAATCGTGCTGTAGCCCCCGACGTCTTCGGTCTCGCTCGAGATCCCCATGCCCTTGGCGAACATGGGCGAGACCGTAGGCAGCCCCAGCGGCGCCTGTGCGTCGTGCCAATCGCGCTCTGCCCACAAACCCAGCAGGTCGCGCACCCAGTCGGCCGGCGCAGTCATTGCAGCACCTCGATGGTGAGGAAGATCTTTCCCCCGGCTTCAGGCGCGGACCACTCGAAGCTCTCGGCCGTGAGCACCTTGTTCGAGTCGTCTGCCCAGAACCCGGCCTTTGTGAGCGCATCGGCCGCGGTCTTGCGCACATTGTCCAGGTCTCGAGCACGTCGGTCGGGTGGCGCAAGCAGCCAGGACGCCCTCAGAGGGCCTTTTAGGGTCTTGGTGTACCCAAGCCCTTGGCCAACGACGATCGCGGCCACAGCGGCCTCGTAGGCCTTCGCTTGGGCCGTCTTGTAGTGCCCGCCAGTTTTCGTGTGCTTGACCGCGTGGTTGCCTGTGACCGTCGGCCACGGAATCTCTAATTGGTAAATCTGATGCAAGACCGTTAGTGAAACGTTCTTATCATTACTATCGATCATTGGCTTGCCCTTTCCATGGTTATTTCGCCCTTTCTCTGCCCTGTTCTCTCCGTTCTCTTGTTTTCTCGCCTGTTCCGAGAACAAAAAAAACCTTTAAAAACAATAAGATACTATATAAATATATATGTGTTCTCTCTCTCTGTCTCATGCACATTTTTGTGTGTTTTTGGTCTGTTTTGTGTGTGTGTTATCCAGAGACCGAGAACAGACCCCCAAAACCACCTCCAAACCCGCATGGTTGCTGGCTTGGAGTGTTCTGGGAACACTGCGAAAACACCGAGAATGTTCTCGTCATCTCGGCGCATTCAGGTCGATGTTCATGACCATCTTTAAGGGTTTACCCTTATCGTCGAAGGCGTACAGCTCTTCCATGTCGTGCATGTAAGCCAGCGCCTTGTCCAAAGCGGCCTTGTCCATCTTTGATACTCTTAGCACTTGGCTGCGAGCGATCATGTGGGCTTTGAGCGCGTCGACCTCGCTCGATCGCTGCGGTGCGTAGCCACCGCTGAGGATCTTGCGAATGATTTGGCGCAGCTTCTCCGCGTTCTTGGTCACCTCTCCGCTGTGCATGTTTTGGTTGGCAAAGGCCAGGATGTGGTCGTCGGACGCCATGACCATGGCCCGAGCCCATTCGACATGCGGCATGCGAATCACGGGTGCCTCTGGGTCTTCAGCGATGGCCAGAACGCAGGCGATGCGCTCGAGCTTCTCGAAGCTTCGGGCGTACAGGGATGGGCCAAGTGATCCAGCGTTGCGCCGTGAGCGCTCCATCTCGACCAAGAGCTTGTCCATCATGTCGCCAATGCCGTGGGCCTCCTGGACCACGACCGAGCCGGTGCTGCCGGGCTCGAGCACGCTGGCCAGTGGGTCAGGCTGCTTCAGGTTCTTGGCCCAGGCCTTGACCGACTCGGGGATCAGCAAGCCACCGTCGGGGCGCCGCGGCATGACGCCGGGGTCACCCTGCACGTAGAGCATGCGCCCCATGAGGCCGTCTTTGAGGTTGTCCTCGTGGAACGCTGCGCCCATGCCGTCGGGTGTCGCAAAGCCAATGACCGACAGGCAGGGGTTGGCCACCATGGACGCCATTTTGGCCGCGCTTGGCGCTCTGGCTAGGACACGCCGGTTGTACACGCCCCGGCTGGCCGAATACAGCTTCAGGACCACCGCGCCGATGTCTCGCAGGTGTGAGGGCGCGCGCTCGTCGTTCACAGCCTTGAGCAAGTGCGCTACCTCGTCGATCGAGACCAAGCAAGAGCGCCGATCGTGGATGCTGTCTTCGAGGCCTGCACCGCTGGCTGGCTTGCCCAGGATCGCACCGCCACCGTAGGCGGCCACCGCCTCTGCCATTTGCCGCGGCACATCTTTGCCGCCACCTGACTCGAGCGCGCCCAAGCCAAAGAGGTTGAATCGGCCGCCCGACTTGGTGCTGTACTCGCCGCTGATTGCGCCGGCCAGTCCAATGAGGGCGCCCAGCATGTTGAGCTTGGGTTGCGCCTTGTACGCGCAGGCCGAGGCCGCCTCGCAGATGTCGCGCATGACGCCCGTGAATGGCTCAGGGTATGGCGACAGCGTGGTCTCTTTGGATCGCTCGCTGATGATCGGTACCGGTACCGGAGCGGGTGCCACTTGCGCGGGCAGGATCGCCGAGATGTCCACCGGCTGAGATGCGTTGGCCGCGTCTTTGCGAGCGAAGCTGTCGATGATCTGCAGGATGTTTTCTTGGTCGATCGGGTCTTTGTCGTCGAAGTAGCGGTTGATCACGCTCTCGACCATGGCCATCACCTCTTCTTTGAGTAGACCCCTGGCTGATCTGCTGGCGATGTATTGCTTGAGCAACTCGCGCCGGCCGTCGCCTGTCTTGAGCTTGCGCCCCAAGACCCTGACGCGTTCCTCGAACATGGCTATCGAGTAGCTGGGTCGCTCGTCTTCGTCGTTGGCGTGCTGCTTGGCGTTTTTGTAGATCGCGATGTCGTCGAGCTCGTCGATGTTGCTGAGTTCGTCGAGTTCGTCGAGTTCGCCGAGTTCGTCGGTCTCGCCGGACGCGTCGGTCTTCGGCTCGGGCTCGGGTGCAGCGGCAGGCTCAGGCTCGCGCACGGGCT